TTTGCAGGGTTCTTTTCTTCCGAGTGTTAAATCACAAGCCATAATTATTTAAGTATTATAAAAAAGGGTAGGTAGGTTTTAAGGCTTACCTACCCCTTTTAGATTAGTGTTTCGGTTTATTAAGAGTACAATACTAAATCAGAACCTACTCCGATTTGTACGCCTGCTGTATATCTCATAATAACTCTCACGTTTTGAGAGCCATCGATATCAGACATATCAATAACCTTAACCTCGTTACGGTCATCTAATAGACCTGTACCAAAGTATAAGTTAGATTTAGTTGTTAAGTACATTTTGTTACTTCCTGAACCTTTAGCAACAAAGATTGGAATACCCTCAAAAGAAAGTTGTCCACCATTGTACCAAGTAGTTCCTTTAGTGTCAACACCTGCAGCTCCTATTTGTGAAGCAAAACCACCTAAAGCACGAATATATGCTTGGGCTACGTTTATGGATACATAAAGTGTTAGGTCTTCTTTGCCCATAATACCAGGAGCATTAGCAACAGCAGAGTCTACAACAGCACCCATTTGAGCAATAACGTTTGAAGAGTCTACAGCAACAGCAGTAATGTCGTGTACTGTACTGTCAGCAAGTCCTAATGTAAGGAAACCATCAAAAGAACCTTCTCCTGCAGCACCTGACCAAATAGAAGTTTCAGTTGCTTTAGCAACTTCAGCAGCTACTTGTCCGATTACGAAATCAGAAAATAGTGGGGGTAGGCTGTCAAAAGCAGAATAACCCATCTGAGCAGCTTCCCAGTCAGCGTGTAATTCTTTTTTACAGATTTGTAGGTTAACTTGTAACTCAGTAGGAGTAAGCACTTTTTCAGTAAGTGTTAAACCAGAAGTAGTTGCATCAAAGTCACAGTCCGCAGAACGAACGATATTTGAAAAAGCCCCTACTTTCATAGCTGCCTTGTACTTTACGTTAGGCAGAATAGTGATGGCACCTTGGTCTAAGGTATCAGCAGAGAAAAGTGATGCAGCTAAATATTTACCTGCAAATTCCCCAGCATAAGATGAACCAGTAATAGTTGGATTTGGCATTTTGTTTTATTTTAGTTGTTTGTTATTTTTGACATTACTTTGTCAAGAGTTGATTTACTTCTGTTTTGCGCAAACAGTTGCGTAGGTTTTTTAGACACCTCTGCCTCTGGACTATGAGATAATGGCTCCACAGCAGGTTCTTGATTTGATAGTTCTGTTGGAACTTCCAATTCTTCCTTTTGTGCAGTAAGCTCTTCAATCATACCTTTCATTTCAGCCATAGCTTTAGCAAGGTCTTCTTTAGTAGCATACTTTTCCATCTTATCCTCGTCTTCCACTTCTTCTTTGACTTCCTCAGTTTCTTCTAGCTCTTCAGTCATTTCAACTTCTTCAGTTTCTTTAACTTCTTCAGCAGCTTCAACTTGGATGTCCTTAACGTCTTCAGACAATTCTACTTGCTCTTCAGCTACGGGAGACTGCTCTTCAGCAGTTTCTTCCTTAACGTCAGTGTTAAGCAAAACATTCTTGAAACGCTCTACGATTTCGTTAGCTTTCATATACGAATTAAATAAGGTTAAACAATAATTAACTATCTATTTAACTCAAAGATTATATGTTTGTTGTATTTTTAACTAGTTCCGCTAGTTGGACCGATGCCTTGTGCTTGTAGAGATCCGTCACAGCATTTTTTACTGTAACGTCTCCCGTCTTTACATAAACATCCTCTGCGACCGCCCGTTGGGCTGCTATTTGATGGGGTAACGAATTTCTTTCTCATTTAGATGATTTAGGGTGTTTCTTTGGTAATAAATCGTAATTTGTGCTGCTCACAGGGCATATACCAAGTCTTGCCCTCAAAATCGTGTGTGTGATGTCCTTCGCAGCCGATATCTTGTGCTGCCTTCTCTGCAAGTTCTTTTGTTGCGTATGCAAGGCGGTCATCTATGATCGCCATATCATCGCTTATCACCATAGACTCTAATTCTATCTCGCCTAACTCTTTTAGTTTGGAAGTAGCCCATCTAAGACCTGCTTTACCGCCCCAAGCATCATACATTAGCTTTCCACAGCCATCTGAGTAGCTAGTAGACACCTCTAAGTCCTTTGCGTGTCTAGCAAGGAAGCTGCGCATTCTCTTGATGGTTCTAACGCTTAAATTCTCACCAGAAGCCAGTTGTGATGCTTTTGCCTTGCCTACAGGCGTTCCGCAAGACCCCCAACCGTTCTCTTTAACGTATTCTAAGACGTTCTTAGCGTTGTTCTTGACCGCATCGGGGTAATCAGAGTATGTTTCCAATTCAGTGTCTATAGCGTCAGCTAATTCCTCTAATATATCAAGGGCTTCAAGCTCTGCTTGCTCAGGAAGTTGCTCTTTTGGTCTTTCCATAGCATCTGCAAAGTGTCCTTCGATGCTGAAGCCTTTTACTTTGCCTGTTTTGACATAGTTAGACCATAACGATTCATCATATACCTTCATAGAGACCATCCAAGTGCCATTAGGCAGGTCAAAGCCGTATTTACGGGACTTGTCTTGGTTTGTATCGTCTATAATCCAAGATTCTACGACAGATAAGCCTTCTAACTCTCCATCGTGTTCTAAGGTAGCGTTGTTTTGATATCCTTTAGTCAGGAAAAGCTCTGAGGCTTTTCTGACGGTATCTTCAGAGAAATAAATATAGTATTCATCATCTCCAGTTCTGCGATATATCTTTTTGTTAGGGATTAGAGCAGGACCCATAAGAATCTTCTTCTCCTTGTCCACTTCTGCTAGTTTTACCTCCTGTGAACTGAGCATAATGAAGTCTTCCTGTATTGCAGGGTCGTCTACGATTGAAATAGCATCTATTCCACTGATTTCGTTTTCCTCGTCAATTATAAGCTCGATTACTTTTATTTCTTCCATATATAAATAACTTACTAAGTTAGTTTTTGTTCTTATCCGAAGGATGCTGTGTTGGTTATATTTCTATCTAGTTCTTGCTGTGTAGTAATATCCTTACCAACAACATAAGCTCTTGTAGGTCTAGCCTCAGCACCTGCTATAGTCTCAGCTAATTGACTTTGTGCGGTAGCCCCTACTACGTTGAAGTCTGGAGCTTGAATCGCTGGAGCAGCACCACCACCACTAGGTGATGAAGGAGAAGAAGCTTGACCAGACTTTATACCTTTTATTGCGTTTCTAGCTGCTAAAATACTAGCTGCTATTCCTAAAGCGGCAGATACCCTATTAAGTGTTACGAATGGCTCCCCTTTTAGAACGGGAAATAGGGCAACTGCTTTTGCGTTTGCTGCCGCAGTGTTTATTATTATACTACCTATACCAGCCGCTTTTTCTGCTATTATACTTGCAACCATAGCAGCCTTACTGTGTTCGCCTAATTGGTCTAGCAATCCCGCAAAAGAAGATAAGGTATTAACGTAAGCCATTTGTATTTTAGTTCTGGCGTTAATCTCTCTAATAAGTTGATTAGTTTCTCTTCTACCAGCTTGCTCCCTTTTAGAGGCAAAGAACTCACGTATTCTTTCTTTCTCCTGTTCTATATTTACAAAACCATCAAGTTCAAAAGCAAGTTCATCGGCTCTATCTAAAGCTGCTTGTTCTGCTATTTCATCGTACTTCTCTTTCTTTGTTACAAACTTACTTAGAAACTCGTCAAATTCATTAAGAGCAAACTCAAAATCCTCTACACCGCCTTCTTCAATAAACGACAGCCCATCTAATTCCTCTTGCATTCTAGCTGCTTCTGCAAAATCTTCTAAAACACGCTTTCTAGCTGCTAATAAATTAAGTAAATTTTCTTGTATTATTTTTTCTGCATCAAGTTCTTCTTGCGCTTGTTTAGCTGTGCTTGCTGGACCAACTAAATTAAGCTCTTTATGAGCAGCGGCTAATTCCTTTAGGTTTTTAATCTGCTCATCTTGAAGGCTGTTGAATTCAGTTGCCAACACATTTAATTCATCTTGTTTTAGCGTCCTTTCGAGAAGTGACGAGGACATAAGGACATTATTGTTAATACCTACTTTTGTTAATTCTTCTTTCTTAGCTTGTATTTCATTAAACTTTTCTTCTTGAGCTATATCGTTTTTGGTTATTTTAGCTCTAATGTCAGATAATTCTTTTTCTGTTTCAAGTTCTTCTCTTTTTCTTTTAGCTAATTCAACTATCTTTTCATTTCTCTCTTCTTCGGATAATGATTGGTCTTTTATTATTTCTTTTAGCTCTTTATCTTGCTTTAAAACACCTCTAGCTATATCAGAAGCCTCTTTCCTAGTTATGTTATTATCCTTAAGGGCTTCATTTAAGTTTTTTAATACTATGATTTGTTCGCTCATAGAGTCAGTAAGGTCTTCTGTTTCTCTTTTAGCCTTTTTTGACCTCATAGACATAAAATCTAGTGCCGTAAGCACCGCTTGAAAAGTTAAAACAATACCAAGAGGACCTCTTAATTCTTTTAGCAAACCTTTTATAGTACCACCAAACTTACCTAATCCAAAAGCAGTTTCTTTAGTTTTGGACTGAAGTGTTATAAATAAAGTAGATAGCTGAGATAAGTTGTTTGTTACAGCGTTAATACCATATGGCATATCGGATACGGTACGACTAAACTCCGTAAGTGTAGCGCCTGCTAAACCAGCATTACTGTTAGTTTGTCCAAATCCCTTATTAACACCGCTAGATGATTTAGCTATATCTTTCATCTCCTTGTTAACCTGCTTTAATGACGAGGCGACCCCATTCATAGTCACTTCTATCTTTTCGCCACCAACCTGTCTTATTTCAATTAAATACTCTCCTCTTCCTAGTGCCATCTCTTTGTTTTATTAAGTGATTCTTTTAATGTTCTTGGTGCTTGATACTTCCCTTTAGCGATGTCGATATAAGGCGACACGCCATAGTAATCATCTAACTTCAATAAATCTAAAATATTCTTTATCATTCTATTACTATGTTTAAGAGCTCTATATCACTTTTACCTGTAGTCAGGT